GAAGGTAGACCCCGTAGAGCCTACCTATAAGTTTGCTACTAAAGATTAAGCAGAAGCTTTCTCTTTCTTAGCTGCGCCATCATAGTCAGCGGCTGAAATGCCACGACGTGTTAGCATAGTCTTAACGCCACGAGCAGTTTTGCCAATCGCTTCAGCGATATCTTCAACACCCATGCTTCCAATGTCACTCAACTCAGCCAATGGATCTTCCTTAGAAGCGCCTTTGGTAGTCTCTTGACGAGGAATTGCGTCAATGTCTCCAGAACGTAGGAGGCTAAGAGCCTTACCACGAATAGAGTTTACAGAACGGTCTAGCTCAGCCGCGATTGCTTCTACGAAAGCACCGTCTTGTACCATAGATACAAAGGTAACTTCTTCAGCAGGAGAGTACGTGCGTACAGCTTCTACTTTAGGAGCAGGCTTGACATGGCCAGTTAGTTCCATAGACAGGATCTTGCCTTGGATTGACTTAGGTGAGAATGCGCCATCTTCGAAATGACCTGCAATCTCTGCATAAGTGTAGTCTCCGCTATTGTCTGAGACAAAAGCAGCAAGAGTTGCTTCTTGAGCATCGTTAAATGCGCGTGAAGCATTGGCAGAAGCCAATTCTACATCGTGACCCATCTTTCGCAATTTGCTTGAGATAGAACGAGTAGAGGTTTCAAGTTCAACAGCTGCTTCCGCAACAGTTGCTTGAGAAACGGGGCTTTCGCCACCGACAAAATCAGTTAGTTGAGCAGTACGCTCATCAGTCCACTTAGGTAATGCCATTATATTTATTCTCCAATAAAGTCTAAAAGGTTAGTTATGATTTGAACGCCAGCATCTCTGGCCTTCTTAGTTTTTGCAGATTCTACTCCGCTTTCGTTTACTAGGATAGTAACATCCTTAGTCAAGCTAGTCTTGACTGCATAACCAAGCTCTTGCAGTTTGTTATGAGCCTCGGCCTTCGTTTTGTAACTGGTAAGTTTACCACTAATACAAACCGTGCCGTGGGTTATGTTTGTTGTTTGATTGTTCTCAAACTTGAAGCTAAAGGGTAACATACTTTGCTGATAGAACTCCATTTCTAGCCAATGTAATAAGCTAGCTGTAGACTTCTCACCAAGACCCGCCTTACGGCACAAATCGTAGTCTATTTCATCAATGTCTTTGCAGACTTTGGAAAGTTTTTCCGAGGCTGTCTTCCCGATAAGAGGTATACTAAAAGCAGGTAAAAGTACATTTAGCGGTGCACTTTTAGATCGTTCCAGCTCATCTACTAACTTTGCCGCTAGTCTCTCAGATCCTAGAGCTTTGGCCATTTCGAGTGCGTCTAAAGAGTATAATTCCTCAAGAGAAACTATATCTAATTTAGCAATCGACTTAGGCCCTAGACCTTTGATCTTTAGAGTCTTAGCAAAGTGTTCGATAAGTTTAAGAACTTTTTCTCCGCAATGCGGATTTCTACAATACAGAAGATAGTTGACTTCCTCTAGCACCGATCTGCAACTAGGGCAGTTTGTTGGAGCTTCGATTTTGGTCATTTGTATTCCTCTGAAATTGAATAAGTATTATACTGGACTTTAAGGTTTCTGTCAAGAACTATTTTTCAACACGTCCAATGATCCTAGGGATTATCTCCCCTGACCGTATTACAGAAACCCGACAACCTACTTGTAGGTCTAAGTCTCGTATATACTCTATATTGTGTAGGGTAGCTCTCGAAACAGTTGCGCCTCCGATTTCAATAGGATCTAAGATCGCTACTGGGCTTATAACGCCGCTCTTACCGAGCTGCCACACTACATCAATTAGAGTTGTCTCCACCCCCTCGGCCTGTTCTTTAAGAGCAAAGGCACCACGGGGGTGTTTAGAAGTATGACCAAGACGCTCAAACTCAACTGAGTCTTTCAACCTGTAGACCAGACCATCCGTGGGATAGTTGGTACAGTCAAAGTCGGTAACTACTTTTAGACCCATCATCTTTAACACAGTCAAAGATCCTTCGTAGTGAGAGGCTTGCCGAGGCGAAGCATCGTATGCTACGAACTTTAAAGGTCGGGGTGCAAACTCGTCTAGGCTTTTAAGACCTAAAGAACCTGCCGCATAGTTACGTGCGTTTGGTATAGAACTAGGGGCAACAACTTCCCCTGTTACCTGAATTAGGGCGGTACTTCTAATCTCCGTAGGGACTAAAAGTCTCATCTTATCAGTGATGTCTCTTCCTTGAATACCGTCCCCACGAGTGAGGGCCAGTTCTAGGTTGCCGTCTACATATAGCAAAGAGACTGCTGCTCCATCTAATTTAGGACTACATACACAAGCGTCTACATCCAAGGGAGCTTTAGTAATATCAAAACACTTCTGGAGAGAGTACATCTGGAATGCATGCGAAATAGCATCCGTAACGGTGTATCCAACTCTTGTATAGTCGTGTTTATCAGCTAAAAGGTCAAACTCTTGATCTGAGATCGCAGGAGTGCCCTTGTAGTACAACTCGCTCATCTTGTCTAAAAACGCTCGCATATAATTCTCCTAAATAAGAAAAGATATTATACGGAACTTTAAGGAGATTGTCAAGAATTATTTATACAGATCGTCAATTAAATCTGAAAAATGTTCTTGTACTAGCTCTTTTGATTCTGCTAAGGAAAGTATCTCGGTCAGTCCTATAAATAGTTCTTTGGAGTTACTCAAGTCAAGTGGCATAGCAATACCTTCTGGCGTCGGTTTCCACTCTTCTTCGAAGTCCATGTAATACTTTCGCAGGTGTATGTATTCTATACCTCTGAAAGTATTAATAGTCAGCCTTACCTGAGTTTCTTTAACCTCATCATAGTGAATAACACGGGAGTATGCTTCTGGGGCTTGATGTAGTTCCATTTAACGTCCCTCATTCTTTAGAATGGAAGACAACGGTACTACACTAGACACATTCGCAGGTCTTAGTAGACGGTATGAATCCGTATCCCAGCAGAAGAAAAGAAGAGTATCGGCAGTTTCCTTTGCTCTATTCTTCTTTTTCTGAATATAGGGAGTTGAGAAGTCTAAGGTACAAACATTGTACTTTAGTTTTTTGGAGTGTTCGCTACGATAAGTAATAACGGCATCCCCATAGTTGTGCACTAATTGTGCCAGTTCTTGCTTTTTCACTATAGCTCCTTGGGTTAGTATTTCAGCAATCATTATTGTGATGCTACTTTACAAGGTGATTTCTATAGATACAAAAAGACCCCACTAGGCGAACCTAGTGAGGTTTGTTACTTACGCTTCGTTTATTGCGGTAATAATTGAAGTAAAGTATTGTGAGGCTTTACCTGTTAACTTGGCAATAATTTCCTCGTCAACAGACTGTCCTGCGTCACTAAGAGCTGCGATCAAAGCTTCTGCCGCTGCTGCTTTAGAGACTCGAGCACTGCCTCCTCCGTTGGTTGTACTGCCGCTAGATTTAGCCGCAGGGGTTTTCTTAACATAAACGCCAGCTTTTGTTAAGATCATACGAACACCGTTAGGTGACTCGTCTAATTCTTCTGCAATGTCTTTTACAATTTCCATACTCGTTTCTGGAGTAGGTTCAGCTTCTTCATACATTGATACTGCTTGTGCTTTTTTATCGTCATCCCAAGCCATTTTTCGTTTCCTTTTAGGTTTAGTGTTTTTAAGCCCAGGTGTAAAACCCGTTGCTTCTAGTTGTTGCATGTAAAATCGGTAGCCCATTGCTTCCTCTCATATTTGAAAAACTATTATCGCAAAATATAACCATCTTGTCAAGAAATATTTTTTATAACCTCTCTAAATTTATCCCGTACTTTTCCAAATGAGTCAGCTTTCCTAGTTCATATGCTGGTGCATAAGCACTAAAGCCTCCTGTCTGTACATTTGAAAAATATGTATCTTCACTATCTATCTTTTGTATTACATAAATACTATAGCAAGGACACCCATACTTACTCTCATAGTCAACGGGAGCCATACCTTTTTTAGAATTTACGTACTCAGGTGTCAGTTTGTTCTTAACTATAACCGTACTATGATACTGAGCAGACCATGCAATCTCCTCATTTTTAAAGTCTTCTGCCACACACTCATCTGGAAAATAGTGTGGAATCAATCTTTCTTCTTTGTTTGCTGGTCTTGACGGTACTCCCACTGTCTCAAGAATGTTTCGTACGAAAGCGGGAGACCTGAAAAGTCTCTTGGCGATATCTGTAAGAGTATCTCCTCCGAGGAAACTCGAGCACGCTTCAGCGATTTCTTGAGTAGACGCTGGACGACCCCGCAGAGACTTCTTACGCTTTTTGGTATAGTCTTTTCTTTCATCGTATTCCTCAATAATTTTTTGCAATCTTGCCGTATTATAGGCTATGTTAAGGATATCGCACGCTTGCTTCTTAGTTATTGGTTTTTCCGAATCCTGGAGGGAAGTACTGGAAGGATTTAGAAGCGCCTTTACTTTCTCGATGTTCTTCGCTGTCAGGTTCTCGTAGTCCTTCTTCTTCACTCTTTTCATTTTCTAGCTCCAACTCCAATTTAAATAGTAAACAGCAAATAGCGTGTGCTAAATGCGAGTAATTTGTTTCTTGATCTAACTTTTCTCCGTCAAGATGGGAGAAAGAATGCCTCAGATTAGCACTTGCATACCTATTCTGAGCATCTGCAACTTCTCTCCAATTATCTTCTCCATACTTTTCTGCACCAAAAGTAAGTACCTTTGCTACTTCAAGCAATGCTTTGGGAGGAAGCAGATGCATCTTAGGTTTTTCACTATCAAACTTTTTACCCGAGGTCATGTACAAAGTCCTTAATCATAGGGAACACAGGATTGATAGCATATGCACACTGTCGTGCAATATCCATATGTTCTTTTTGTGTACCAGGAGTGGTACGTACATCAACATAATGAACCCAGGATCTTACAGTACCGTGCATATACAAACGAGTCCTAGTCAAACCTTCGGGTAAGACGGCTCTTGCCTGTTCTTTTGCAATACCGAGTTCGATAGCCCACTGATAAGCATTTCTTGCTGTGTCTATTACACGCTTCTGCTGCTGTATCCAGTGTTGGTTTAGCAATGTATCTTCCGTTTCGACACTGTTTTGACGGTTACTCTCGTCTTGCATACGAGTTTCTCGTAGCTCCCAAGGATACTCGTCAAGATCAGCAGGAGCTGCATACCGCTGACTAAACTCCTGAAAAGCAAAGCTACGATGCCTTACTATTTGATGAGCAATGTCTCTGGTAGTGTTAATCTCGAGAGTAATACTAGCCATCTCAAACGGAGACCAGTGCTTATGCTTGATTAAGTACTTAACTAATTTCTCAGAAGTTTTCTCATTATTCTGGTTAGCTGGGTTAGATACCCTAGCCATATATGCAATATCTTGCAGTAAATCTACTTCACCTGTAGGTGATATAAGTTTTACACTCATTTGTTGTGATCCTTTTTATTGTCCTGAAATTCTGTTTTCGTAGTCAGCCAACTCTTCATCCCACCAATGTGGTTTGTCTCTATACTTCCACGCAGCAAACGTAGCTTTGTCGAGCATATAGAAATTGCGATAAGACTGTATAGGGTTATCATAATCTTTTAGTTCCTCTGTCATTGCCAAGGCAAATTGAGTGAAGCCGTGGTCTTCCATGTGTTGTGGCTCTGGCAAGGCTTTAAGCATTGCTAGACTTTTGTGATCACTACCATAACGATAGTGTGCTTCGCTACCAAGAGCAAAAGCATAACAGTTTGTCCAGAAGTAGTTCTCTAGCGAAGAACGTACCCATACACAAGAGGGATGATTTTGCATTGTAGGCAGGTAAGGAAAGATACGATCTTCCATTGCAAGCTCTTTTTGTTCTTTACGAACAGTCTGAAGAACAGCATTTTCTTCTTTAGTTATAGGACGAGGTACAAATCCGAATAGATGATCTATCCAGAGGTTTGTATTGATGAGCTGTGCGGCTTCGAGAATCATTTTGTTGACATGTTTATCAACATGAAACTCTGCACACTTGTCAAGATCTTCGTCTAAATAAAATAAATTGATGGTGCTCTCCTAAAGTTGAATAAGTATTATACTAGAGTTTAAGAAGAGAGTCAAGAACTATTTCTCGGGTGCATTAAACCAACCGCTGAGTGCAATGCGAGAGTGTGGCGCTAAAGAAGACACTTCGCTGATATAGTGATCTATACCGTCTACTCCTAGATACAGAAGAACTAAGGAGTTATACTCTGGAAGAATTACTTTTGGAGGCGCGTCTTTCTCGTCAAAGATCGTCAAACATCCTCCATACTCATACTTCCAGTTGTTCGTAAGATTAAATATAAAAGCTACATCAAAGTTAGGGTCTGGGTGAATACTTAAAAAGTCGCCCTGCCCATATACACTTGCAAACATTTCTACAAGCTCTAAGTTATTCACACTCGCGAGTTGCCCTATGAACTGTAGAAAGTCAGGTGTTTTTAAAACAGTTTCTCTGAAAGAGCACAAAGGACAGCTACAAAAACTTTCTGTGCACTTTGACAATCTCTTTAAACTGTAGGTAAAATGTCCTGCTTGGAGGCTTTTCTTTAGTAAAGCTCTATAGTCTAACTTACTCTGAATGCCTCTTATGTCTGCTTTTACAGAGCTAGGTTTTTCTTGTTCTCCACTTTTGTAATAGTAAGTCCACTTATCGCTCGTAGAGCCATAGATATGCTTCTCCAGCTTTGCTGCCAAGTCTGGGTGCAAAAAATCTTTTATTACTTGGTATTTCACTACTACTCCTCGATGGGAGTAGGTTTAGGGGTTGTTACTTCTTTGTAATATATTATTACTTCACCGAGCTGGCTAATATATCTCTTTAGCTCTTGTGTGTTGTAGGACATTAACTCGTAGTCTGCTACACTCATTGCGATAAACACTAGATCTCCACCATGCTTCTTTTTGATGTCGTCTACAAACTTATCGAAATAGGTATAACCTTCGGGATATAAACCGTCTTTATTAGCTATTCGAGTATCTGATACTACATACCAGTTCGGCTCCTTGAGATTAAGGGGTCGTGGCATGATAGGTTGTGTGATTATAATCTCTATCGGTTTGGTTATAATCTCTACTTCACGAGGAGCTTGCTGTAATAAACTGCAGCCACTAATCGTTAAGAGCGTTAATGCGCTTGCTAATATCTTCAATTTCATTGAATACTTTCTCCGTACCTTTGTTGACTCGCGTAGTCATTAAACCAGGTTTTGCACTAGCTAACTGCGCTATGTTATGTCTGCGAAAGATGTCCAAGTAGTCGGCCATCTGAGTTTCGTACTGTTGGTTTTGCTTCTGGAGATTTGCACTGGCTGCTACTGTCTTCTCCATGTTTTCTTGAATTGCGACTATTGTAGCCTTCTGCTCTTGATCTCGCAGATCTTGGGCGAGGATTACAGCAGTCTGCTCTTCTAGTTTATTTTGCATAGGTACAACAGCGAATTGGTAGTACAGAAAACCCGCACCACCCATCGCTACTATAATTCCTATTAAAAGTTTAGACACTTTCCATTCTTACCATAAGCCTTTCAGCTCTGTTACCTACTTGTCTATGCCATAGAGAATCTCTGCCTTCAATTGCAGCGAAACCCCATGCTCCTTTATCAAGAGCTTTCTTGAAGTTTTTGAACTTACTAAGTCGAGGCCGCCCAAGATTAAACATCATATTGACGAGTATCTCTTGGACTTCCCCTGGGTAAGTATCCCACAGGTCAAAGAGAACCTTACATTCTCCAATAGAAATATCGAGGTCAGACTGAAAGGCTTCTGTGACCCTCTCTTCGCTGATAGGAGTACCGACTGTACACCCTTGCTCTGGATCTTTATCCGTAATTAAGTGCCCGATGCCGAATGTGGCATAGCCTAAATGATCAAGGTATACTTCGTGTACTATCCCTTCGTCTATTGCTAATTGTTTCTGTACTTGTTCTCTATTCATGTGATCTCCTTAGGTATTTACATACCTGCTGCGCTGGCGTATATTGTTAGTAACGGCAAGGCTAAACAGCTTATTGCTGCAACCACTGAGCATACTATGCAAGCGGCCTCTTTTCTCTTTCTCACTTCGTTCTCCATTAGAACTTGGGCAATAGCCCCATACATAGGCTACTCCAAGGCGAGCCTAATTTACCTATACGACATCTAACAGGTTGTCGTATCCACCTATATGCTTTCCATCTACATAAATCTGAGGAACTGTTGTGGCATAGGGAAATCGAGAATTAAAATCCTCGACTTCGAAATCTACTCCTAGTTTTAGGACTGTATATAGTATGCCTTTTGCCTTACACAAGGCGGCTGCTTTATCGCAATAAACACAGCCGTCTCTACTGTAAATTGTTACTCTAGACACTAACGCCACGCCGCGTAAGCTCGTTTCGAAACTTTTGTAAGTTCTTTGGCTTAGTATTACTATTGTCTACCGCAGCTACAATCTCTTGCGTAGGTGTATTCTTCAGGTAGTAGTGAACAGTCTTCATCTTGCGAGATTGACGATCTACTACTACTTTCACTGATTCTTTAAATTTTGCTGGCATTTTGTTTCTCCGCTTGATATTCTAGTTTAAATTGTTTGTATATTCTCTCTGCTAGGGACTTGTCTCTTGTTATCAAGTATAAAGTGTCTCTATCGAATACTTTATATTGTGTTTCCCCAGCCATATTTAATTCTTGTATAAGCTCTAGCTTATTTTTCATCTTCAAGTTCCAACATACCTTGATCTACTAGATGTTCGATTGTTGTCTCAATTCCTTCTTGCTTTCCTAACGCATGACAGGTCATACCGCATCCTATCATACAAAACATCAGTACAGCTAGCTCTACTACTAACATTAATCTCTCCAGTTCTTGTATTGGTTTCTCTACTTCAGAAAAACTATTATACGCAGAATTAAGCAAGAAGTCAAGAACTTTCTTGATATCTCTCAGCTAATTTTTAATCTTTTATGACGCAATTATACCCAAATTAACACTAAAAGTCAAGAAAAATTTTTGAGCGACCCTAAAAAAATTTCTTGACAAAGTGGCCGCACTTCGATATAATAATCACATGAAAAAATATAAGAAAAGACCATGGACAACCGATGAACGAAGAATACTTGCCTCTCAATACTATCAGTTAGATATTAATAGTATGGCAATGTTGCTTCCTGGTAGGACTGTTCAATCTATTCGTAATCAAGTGTCTTACATACGTAAGCGAGGATATAGGTTTAAAACATAATGGGACTTACCGAATGGGCGATAATTTGTGCGATAATGTGTTTCTGGCTTATACTAGAAAAGGATGAGTAATGAATGTTAAAGTACGTAACGGTAATGTTGAACAAGCACTCCGTATATTTAAAAGAAAAATTAACGACAGCAATAAGCTTTTTGACTACAAAGAAAAAGAAGCCTATGAAAAGCCTACCACCAAAAAACAAAAGAAAAAAGCAGCAGCAAGAGTTCGAGAAAGAAAACGACAAGAAAAGCTGGCAAAGAACCCTCTTTCCTTGAAATAAGTCTTGACAACCTGCTGAATAAGGTGTATAATAGTTTCATAAATTGGAGAAAGAATTATGATAAAAGTAACCACCGAAGGCAAAAGATTTCCAGAGTATGATACCTTTATTGATGAGTGTATCATAGCTCTATTTCCAGAGAATGCTGTATATGACATCAACATTCGTTTCAAGAAGTTTGCCGACAAGACAGGCACTCACGCAGGTTTCTGTGAGGGTGACGATATCGAGTCCGCAATCATTGTAGGAACTCACTGGAAGTATGAAGACAACGAAGTAATTGCATACGAGCCTCATGAAATTGCAAGCAGCCTTGCACATGAACTTACTCATGCAAAGCAGTTCTGTAAAAACCAAATTAATATGATTGACCACGTATGGAAGCACGCCTCAGAAACTATTGATTGTGTAGAACTCGAGTACGCTGAGACCCCGTGGGAAGTTGAGGCTTATGCCTATGAAGAAATACTAACAGACTTACTATGGGAGAATGTGTAATGGAAATTTTAGGTATGGCTATGGATTTCTTCATAGCCTTTATATTTATATCTGTAGCAATAGCATGTGGCTGGGGCAGCATTCTGTTTGCACTGGATGAGCAGGCAGAGTGGGAGTCTAGACGCGACTATAATGCAATGAAAGAAGAGATTGAAGAAGGAAAGAAAAATGACACCTCAAGAAAGAATGACACATAAACGCAGGTGGAGAATGGCGTCTCATTTTGTCTACCATACTCATACTGATCTAAGATCAGAAAGCAAAGAGTGGTGCAAGAAAAACTGTGAACAGCATGAATGGGATCTAAAACAATTTACAGATATTTACGGAGATACAATCCGTTTTGAGTTTGAAGAGCATTTTAATGAATTTAGTAACTGGTATAACGCGAGGTGGTCTGGTGTCTGAGAAATACAATGAAGAGAAACTTGAGGCAGCGATAAGCCCAGAAGTTAAAGAACACTACGTTGGAAGTACTATGAGTAAAGCTGGACGTTTAGCAATGGAAATGAATGCTGAACGTAAGCGGCTGAAACAAGAAATGGAGGACTTACAGATTGAGGTAGATGATCTCAAACCTGCTACTCCTACAGGCACGGTAGATAGTTATGTTAAGTGGATAGCTACTATTTGTGGAGTTATCGGAGTCTTTCTAATCAGTGCGGGACTAGGCACACTAGGACAAATATTTTACACACTTGCGGCAGGGTCTTGGATATATGTAGGGCACTGCTGGAATGACAAAGCAATTATGATTGGTAGTTCCATTTCAGGTACTGCTGTATTAATGAATTTAGTGGAGATGATAACGTAATGAGTACATATAGGCCGCTACCACATGACGTAACAGTGCAGAGCAGCGACATTGATGGACTTGGTTTGTTTGCAAAAGCTGACATAGAACCTTCAAGACGCTTCGGTTGGACTCATGTTGATTTTGAAGGACACCTTATTAGAACACCACTAGGTGGATTTGTCAACCATTCAGAAACTCCCAATGCTTTCATTCTCAAGAATGTTAATTACAGAGAGTTAATTGCGACTAAAGATATTAAAGCTGGTGAAGAAATTACAGTATATTACACGGAGTATAAAGTGTGAAGCTTAGACGTGAATGGGGTGAGTGGTTCTGGGTTAATGCACTAGACGAAGCTGTAAGCCCTAGATTCATGACAAAGCAAGAAGCAAGTTACTGGTTAATACAATTTGAATTAGGAGAACAAACGTGACAAAAGATAGATTTGACTTAGAAGCGGCTCTTATGCACGCTTGGAGTACTTCTGAAGATATTGATTTAATTTATCACAACACTGATAAGTTAAAATTGAATGCTAAGGACTGTGATACTCTACAAAATCAACTGCTCGGGTTAAGACACATAAACGAGCTAAGAATGTCTAAAGTGTGGGACGTGTTTGAAGAACTTATTAAGCTGGGAGAGTTAAAGTGAAACAAGGTCGTACTACGCCAATGAAAGGTGGAGATGAATATGATGCTCTTACTAATTGGCGTCAGTTTATGTGTTACTTGGGGCACTCAGGTGTCGTGAAGAAAATCAAGCGAGGTTATAATAAGCGCGTCCGTAAGGAGGGCAAAGATGAAGCTAAGGACATATGCTAGAATGAGAAAGTGGTGGAGAATCTGGGCGAAAAGCCTAGGAGAGAAAGTAGGTGAAACCGATAAGCAAGCAAACACTATCGCAGTTGTTCGTACTGTGTGGTGGTTTACTCATATGGCCACTTGTATCGCCATTATACTTAATGCAATAGCCAATCATGGCTGGGGGTTATTCGGATCGTAACTCG